TGATCGGTGTATGTGCCGACAAGAACGCGCCCGTCAAAGTGTACGAAGGGTTCGTAGCACCGACAGCCGATGAACTTGGCTTTAAGACAAGCGTCGTGGTTGTGCCCACAAGGCTGTAAATGCTGGCCTCAGTCTCTGAAGCTGCATATGACTGATAAAGAGTTACGGTGACAGTGTTCGAGTACAGGCCAGATGTGAAGCTGCGCGAAGTGTTGGAAAATGTCGTGTTTTCTAATTGCTCCGACACATAGTTGATGACCGCGCTTGTGCACTGATCGGACAAGTCCACCGCGTTGATCGTGATGCTTGGGTTAGAAAGGTAAGTGCTGCTGATAGCCATGTCTATTGCTCCTTGGGTTCTGATTTGACTTTAGATGATTTCTTTGCGGTGTCGGTGGATATCAGGCCGCCGTCGAGCAGTGCGTCAATGTTGACACCGTCCTCTGGGATGAACTGATCGCCCGGGTTACCTAGGCGTGGGCTAATGATGGTGTACATGTTTCTCCTTATGCGCTTTGTGCTTGGATTCCACAGTCAAGGTCGTAACACGGGAAGAGCTGACCGCCGATCTCAAGGTTGCTGGGTCGTCCTGCCATGACGATGATCGGGCTAAGTAGAACTTTGCTGACAATGTCGAGGATGCTGCGCAGGACTGGTAGGCCTGCTGGGCCTGAGCCGATGACCTTGATTGGGAAGTCCATGCGGATGATGTTGCCATTGCCAGCGATCGTGGTAAAGGACGGCGCGTCAATGTAAACGCAGTTCGGTACTAGCTTTGTGGGGTCGTTGACTACTCGCAGGCCAGTGACCGCTGTCAGCGTGGTTGTCAGGCTGTCTATAGCGCCATTGAGAGCGTCTGTGTAAGCCATTACGCGCAGGCAGGCCTGTCGATGCCAAGCAACTGTTTAACGATCGGTGTGAGGCTCTGCTGAGGCGCTGTGCCCATTCCGTCAAAGGATGCAAAAGTGTTCTCAAGCGAGCCACGGCTGCGCCAGAGGGCAGCGCAGTACATGAGTGTGCCGAGGGTGGCATCCCCACCCGGACTAGTTGTGAGACTGTCGATGTAGCCAGCCTCTTGACGGCGACGATATGCAAAGTCACAGCCAGCCGATACGGCCTGTGTGATCAGCGTGTAATCGTCTGATGGGTTTGTGATCTGTACGCCAAGGTAGGTGACAAGCTGCGCCGCAGTGACCCATGTGCAGGTCTGAGTATAGGTAACTGTGCCAGAAGCTGCCACACGAATGACATCGCTGGCCGTCTTGGCGTAAAGCACTTGATTGGCAACAGGCATTTCATAGTCGTAGAGCAGATCGCCCTCAGTGTCTATACCAAGGTACAGATACTGGGGCAATGCGCGGACAGTGTAAGTGCCATTAAATGTTGCATCGACTGATGCGACTGTAATTGACTGACCGACTGCAATTTCCGAGGGGGTCAGAAGTTGCAGTACGGCGTAATCGTCAATTAAATACTTTTGTGTAACGCTGTAAACAGCCATGAGCGGATGCTCCGCTCTCGACTAGGCCTGTGTGATCTTGCGGATCATTCCACCGATTGCAGCAAAAGTTGAAACATAGCCATGGAAACTCATGGTTTTGCCCAAAGTAGATGGCGTGTCAACGCTCAACAGGCCCTGAATGGACTCGTAGAACTCGTAAGCATCGCCTTGGCCTTGACCAACACGGGTGATAATCATGGTCTTTGCAGCAAAGTTGCTGTCAACTACAAGCTGCAAGCCAAGTGGCGTACCGTTCCACGATGTTGCACTTCCGCCGCCCAGTGCGTTTTGACCTGTAAGGCCTGCACCGATGAATGGGAAGATTGGGCGATTCGTTGTGTCAACGAGCTGACCAAGTTGTGACCAAACATCAACGGACACGAACATGTGTGTTGGCATCCAGTTGCGGTTGCTCGAGACATCGTTTGCTGCGTCATATACAGACTTGAGCAAGTCGGCAACTGTTCCGTCCCACACACCAGATGAGTTTGCTGCGGTAAGCAGGTTGTCTGCTGCAAGGTTGTCGGATGCAATCATGTATTCGCCCATCAAGTCATTCAAGATGAGTCCCATTGCCTCGGGGTTGGTAAACGAAATATCTTGAGCACTCAAACTCACTTGGCCAGCCAGCGTAGTTTTTGTGACCGAGTTTGCGGCAATGACCATTGTGGTTGCCGAAACTGCCGACAATTCAGTGGACTGTGTTGCAACGCTTGTGTGCGTAGTAATTGTTGGACGAGTGAAAGTCTTTGACCTTCCGCCATCTGGATAAGCGCGAGCGCCTACGGCCTCAACGACTGGGCGCAAGAAGTTTAGGTCTTGTACCAATGGGCCAAGAACTGGAACTGGCAAGAGACCCGGGGTGTCGCTCGTAAGTACATCGCCAGCTGCTGCTTGCAATGCGGTGCGCTGTGATGCGGAGAACTCTGCTACTGCTTTGTTCATGTTGTGGAAAGTGTCGCCACCGATGTGGTAGGCAGCCATGAACTCGCCTGCGCTTGGCAACTTAAACTCGCGCTTAGGTTGTGCTGGAATTGCAGCGGTTGGAATGGTTGCCTCGACTGCTGGGACTGTTACTTCTGACATGGGTTCTGTCTCCTCTGTGGGTTCTTGTATTTCATTATTGTCGGTCTCTTCGGGTTCGTGGTGGATACTGGCAGCAATATCTGTGATGACTGCGCCAGCGAAGGCTGGAACTGGCACCATGGACAACTCGATCCAGTCGGCAGCAAGGACGGTGATTGAGCCGTCTTCGTTTGCTCGAGTCTTTGTTGGGTTTACGCCAACAGATACCGAGTCAAGAACACCGTCAAGGGCGAGCTGCAAAGCCTCGTCGCCTGCGGCGGTCTTGCTGATCTTGGCACTAAACAACATGCCCTCAGCGGTATCGACGCGCTCGGTAACAATGCCGATGGCCTGATTGCTGTCGTGGTTCATGTAGAGCCGTGGGGCTTTACCCTCAACTGGCAGGCTGCCCTGCTCAAAGGTTACGGCTGTACCGTCCGAGACAGTTGCTGCCACACCGTATGGCACGGCGATGCCTGTGATAGTTCGTGATGGTGTGCCGTCGCCTGCTGCTGCGTCGATGCTGACGGATGGTGCTGTGAATCTGATCATGAGTTTGCGATCTCCTCTTGCGTGTTTTCTGATATTGGTGTTTCCATTTTGTCTGCTAAATAATTCTCTTCAAGGTATGACTCGTAATCGAAGGCAACGAAAGTGCCGTTCGGCAGCACATTGTTCATTGACAATGTTTCTGCTATTGCGTCGGCATAAAGTTTCACACCAAAAAAGAGTAAGTCCATGCGCGCTTGTTGTGATGACTGGTACGAGTATGACCCGGTCGATACGCCGATCAGGTATGGCGGAACATTGCCGATCCGTCCACCAGTTTCTAGTGCGCTGTAGTTTGCTGACTCGATGAGCAGCATTTTGTCTGGCGACATTGTTGTCGGTTCGTAAGATAGGAACTCGTTTAGCGCGGCGGTCTGATTGGTTGCGCGCGCTTGGTTAAATGCAGCTGCAAGATCGGCTAGTTCTTGTGCGCTTAAGGGTTCGCCACCAGTTTGCTTTAACACACCAGCAGGGATCGACGATGAAGCATTGCGCGCTCGAGCATCTTGGATTTTGATTGCGGTCTCAATGGCGGCTTGCGATGAATAGACCATGCCTTGGGTTGGCGACAAGAACTGGATCAAGTTCTTAGGGTCGATCTCTCCGCCTTGAAAATAAACTTGCGATGATGGTGCGAACCATACGGGGCCAGCCATGTCTGTTGTGGTAACTGAGCCTGCTGGTAGTCGAGTAAAGGTTGCTGGGAAGCCGTCTGCGGTTCGGCTGGTGATGTACCAGAATGCGCGCCCATAAAAATACAAGTCGTCAAAAGTCCAACTCATTAGGAAGTTGTAAGGCACGGTCGGATCTGGTCGACGCAACCAAGTGCGCGGCGCAATATAAACGCGTTCCATTTCTTCGCCGTTCCACATTTCGTTGTACATCTGCAATGGCATGCAGCCGATTACTGATGCAAGTAGATCGCGCGCGCGTGAGATTGCTGGGATTGAGATTGCCGCCGCGCGCAGTTCACCCTCGCGGTAGGTGTAGTACTGACCGATCATGTTCTTGCCAACATTGCTGCTGTTATAGCCTGGACTCATTGCACCAGCAGCTGCCGCTTTAGCAGGCGCTGGACTGATGGCGGCCTTGCTTACTTTGCGGTCAAATAATCCCATGCCACAACATTACAGATGCAAGCGCTGTGATGGTGGCACTCGATCGGCCTAATCAGTTCCCGACGAAAGGCTAGGTACTTCGACCGAGTGCCGAGGGTATGTTACTGACTAACAGTGACCAGCATCGGCTTACCCGACACAGATGGTCTCGAGCAAAGAGCAGCTGCCCAGATCATGCAGCGACACAACTCGATTGGCCCGGGTGATCTTTGAGATGACACCGCGACAGAGCCTTGCGATCGGACAGCGACAGCGCGCTGCACATGTTCAGCCAACTGGGTTGAGCCGTCATGTAGCAGCATTTTTTCTGCTATCAAGTTTCTTACTGTGGGGGTGTATTTAAGTATTTCGCCGTAGCCGACAATGACCTTTTTGGTCTCTAGGTGTCGAGGCCACTGGATGTCGATGCTCGGTGAGATAGCAAACTTGCAGCCGTCAGCGGTCAGCCTGTCGACCTCAAGCAAGAGAGCTGCAAAACTGTCCACGACGAAGGCCACGGTCACAACAATGCGGCGGTCAGGTAGCGCTACGGCGCGTAGGCCGAAGTACCGCGAGTCGTCCATGCTGGTCTCAATGGCAACGATGCCGCCTTTTGGTATGTCGCTTTCATGCTCGAGTGCAGGCCAGACACCCGGCGGTATCCAGCCGCGATCGGAAGCCACCCACAGATTTACTGATGCCCGTAAGAATTGGGCGCGGTCAGGGTTCTGAGACTCGGCCTCGATCGTTGACAGTTTCAAAGTGTGACCGAGCGCAGGGTTGCCGTAAGCCCACGCGGCAGGGTTCATCGGGTCAAGATCAGGCGGCGGCGACCACTCGGCAAAGTACAGCGACGATCGTTCTCCACGGTCTATGGCGCGCAGGCCTTGTTCACGCCAGCGCAAGAAAGCGGTTGATGCCTCAGTGCCAGCAGTTGACCAGCAGCTGAGAAGCGGTGATTTTCGTGCGCGCATAGATGGGATTAGGCCGCCGTCTATAGCGAGCTGCGACATGTCCCAGATTTCGTCTGCCACGATCAGATCGTTGCTTGTGCCGTGACCGACCGAAGGCTTTGCCGCCCTGACTGTCCACTTGCTGCCGTCTGGCATTGTCACCGAGTTTCGACCGTAAGCCTTAACACAGGATGCACCGAAGCGCGCCTCGAGCACTGGGGCTATCTCATCAAACAATGTAATCGCCAAGTCAAGCCTGTTAGCAGTCGTTAGGACGGTCTGCTTCT